CTTCCAAAAAGCGTATTGATCACACCAAAAGATCAAATTTATTGTGTATTAGATGGCGAAAAGTACACTTTTACTCCAACAACATCCACATATTTGGAAAATCCTGAAATAATATATTCAATAAACAATGCTGGATTGCGCATGGCAACTGCAAAATTTGTTGCAACAAAATTAGAATTTATAGAAGGCAAAAGATTTACGCACAAATGGATTGTTGATAACACACTTCCTGTAAAACAACGATATATTATTCCAAACTCAGATGTAGATACCAGTTCGATAAAAGTTACTGTTCAAGATAGCGAACAGAGCACAAATCAAGCATTATTTACACAATTTCAAGATTTAAATGAAATAACTCCAACAGATTTAATTTATTATGTTCAAGAAGTTTCTAATTCTCAATATGAAGTTGTGTTTGGTGATGGTGTTCTTGGTAAAAAACTTGAGGATGGAAATGTTGTAAATGTTGAATATGTAATTTCTTCTGGAAATGGGGCAACAGGAGCAACTTCATTTAGACCGCAAGGAAGTTTTGGTGGAATTAAAGCTGATAATGTTTATATCGACGTTCTTGAAGCTGCTGGAAAATACCGAGATCAAGAAACTCTTGATCAAATAAAATTTTTTGCACCACGAGCATATAATACACAAAACAGAGCCGTAACAAAAAATGATTATGAAACTTTGCTAAAACGCGAAATCCCGGCCATAAAATATTTGCGCGTTTGGGGTGGAGAAGAAAATGTCCCTCCCGTTTATGGAAAAGTATTTTGTGCAATTCAACCAGATACTGGAACTGCATTAAATGAAGATGAAAAAAACAGAATTCTTAACACGTATATTAAACCAAGAAGTGTTCTTTCCATTCAAGTTGAATTGGTTGAGCCAGAATACCTTAGTTTAATAATTGATTCAACAGTTCAATATTTTTCAAACAAAACGTCAAAAAATCGTGATGATATTAAAAACTTGGTTTACGAGAAAATAGAACAATTTAGAACAACATATTTGTCAGGATTTGATGCGGATTTTAGGCATTCAAAACTTGTTAAAGACATTGATTCTGTTGATCCAACAATTGAAAGCAACTTAACAACAGTTAAAATGAAATATCGGTTTGTGCCTGCATATGATGTTCCGTTAAAAACCACCGTTACACTTAATAATCCAATTAGTTTTGGCGATTCTACTAATAATGTGGCAGCAGTTAATAGCACTGCGTTTTTATACAATGGTATTACTGCATATATTAGCGACAATGGAAAAGGCCAATTATATGCATATTATTTGTTTAATCAACAAAAAATTATAGTTCTTCCGGATGCCGGAACAGTGGATTATGAAAAAGGGGTTATCAACATTCAAAATGTTGTTGTAAGTAATATTCCTAACAATTTAAATTATATTGACCTTATTATTACACCAAGAATTAATGATGTTATTGCTCTTCGAAATCAAATTCTATTGTTAGACGATGCTGATATTTCAGTTACTGTTGTTGACTTGATGAAAGCTGTAATATCATGAGTGACATTTTAGATTTGGCCAACATTAATATTATTTCACAAGAGGTTGTTTCTCAACCATCTGTGTTGTTTTTTGTTAATACCAATTCTATTTCATCTGAAGAATCGTTTGGATATGGTGTTTTGTATGATCCAGATTCATATAATATTGTTGATGTAAATGAAATAAAAATTGTTGATTTAAGCACCCGCCCAATTCCTGGTGGTATCCCGTCTCAAGAAAGTTTTGACCATATAACAATAGGGCAAGGAATTCCTGCGCAAACACAATTTGGAGCAACATCTCTTGTTAGAATTATTGCTGTTCCATCATTCTCTACTGTAAGTGTAGGAGATGTTCCACGGGTCGAATTAAAAAATATCTCTATAGCTGGCATAACCACCAAAGAAGCATTTGGAATACCAAAAGTTAAAATTCTTAATGATATTCCAGGAACTAATGTTGTTGTTGCTTCTCAATTTCCAGAATTTGTTCGAGAAGATCACCCACGATTCATTAATTTTATAGAAGCGTATTATACCTGGCTTGAGAGTAAAGGAAACGTTTTATATGAAGCTCGGAGATTAAAAGATTATAGAGACATTGACACTTCTGTGGATGAGTTTGTTGAACAGTTGTTTAAAGAATACCTACCATCCATACCAAGAACTGCTCTAGCGGATAAAAAAATACTCCTAAAGTACATTAAACAATTCTATAGGGCAAAAGGGACGGAAAAATCATATAAGTTCTTCTTTAGAATGTTATATAACGTCAATAGTGAGTTTTATTATCCAAGAACCGATATCTTACGAACATCTGATGGGAAATGGATTCAAAACGTTACCATTCGCATAACAAATGTTGTAGGTGATGTTAAAAATCTTTTATCCCAGCGAATACGTGGACAAAACAAAAATTGTACTGCATTTGTGGAACGAGTAACCGGCATTCAAGAAGGTTACATGGCAGGTTATGAGCTATTTTTAAATAGGTCCAGCATTACGGGCAAATTTCAGCCAAATGAGACTATTGTCACAGAAGATGGGTCTGTAACCGCCACTATAAGCCCTATACCGGTCTCTGTTGACATAACAAACGGTGGAACTGGGTATGAGGTGGGTGATGTATTTGCTATTTCTGGGGGCCTTGGGGGAATTGCAGAGGTCAAGGCGGTTGGAGAACTTGGAGATATTAAAAAAATTGAGATACTTAATTATGGTTTGGGCTATGCAACTGATTCTATTTCAAGCATTGATTTTACAACGCCAGTTAAAAAGATTGCAAACCCATTATCAACAATTCAAAACAACATAACCAAAATTATTGCGCAAGGTATTGTAAATATTGGGTCTACTACAAAATATCCAGGGTATTATTTGAATGAGGACGGTCAATTAAGTACCACAAAATATATTCAAGATGGAAATTATTATCAGCAATTTTCTTATGTTACTTGGGTAAACGAATCGTTGGGTCAATATAAAGAGTTATTGCACCAGCTTATACACCCAGCTGGATTAAAACATTTTGGTGGTGTTAGAATCCAAGATTTGCTGCAAACAAAATTAAAAAACCCCGGAAACACAAATACTCCAGTAATACGTCATGTCACTTCATTGCCCCTTAAACATAGAATTCACATGAATGTGAACACAATTGTAAAACATGAGGTAATAAAAGACAAAAAATCATTTGGTTTGGGAGCATCTTTAAATTCTATTTTTAGAAATAGATTTAAGTATAAACCATTTGAACAATACGATGCAAATTTGGAAATGTTGGGTGCGGGTTCAAATGCAAATTATTATGGGGTGTATGATGACCTGTCAAACCAAAAATCTTCTACCCCAATAAAACTGTTCATGCATATGCGACCAATTGACATTGAAAAACACACTCCGTGGATGCCAATAAATATGATGCCAGATAGTTTTGTTCGAGCTGAATGGTGCGTAAGAATTGGTGCAATATCGTTAGATTCTTTTTTTGGAACTTGTTCTATAACTAGCAACTAAATATCGTAATAGGATAACTTAATATTATGACAGCTATTATTAAAAATAAATTTAGGCTCCAAAACGCACGAGATTTCTTGGAAAGTTTTGTACAACATCCAAGAATGCAAGATGCTCAACCCAAAAATCTTATTGACGCTGTTACCATCACTTCGGTAAATGCCGAAACAAAAGTTGCTGCAGCACAACTTAATTTTACTTGGCTCCTTGACCAACGCATTACAAATTTTCAAACAAATAATCAAGAAATAAAAAATGACTCTGAAAGGGGTTTAATAACAAGTATTGGTTCTCATGTAAAAGATAGAAATCATTATTTGTTTGTGGGAAAAGCTTTACCTTGGGGTAGCACAACAGCAGCAGAAGCAACTCCACCTCTTCCTCAAGATACTCTTATTGAAGAAAGGCAAGTTTGGCAAGAAATGCTTAGTCTTAAAAAGATTTCAGATCTTGATGCATCTTTGGTTATTCCACGTTCTGATTGGGATGAAAAGAAAAATACAGTCTATGTTCCTTTTGATGACTCAGATGTAAATTTGTATCGCCATCCAACAGTGCAGGAAATTCAAACTCAACGACAAACTGGAAAATTTGCTGGAAATTTTTATGTATTAACTGATGAAGCACATTTGTTTATATGCATTGAAAATGGAAATGGTGCTAAGAGCACCGAAAAACCTCGTCGCCCAGCTGTTGTGACTGATTTGCTTGATTATAGACACCTTGATGGATATGTGTGGAAATATGTTACTACCATTAAACCATCAGACATTACAAAATTTTTGACTGATAGTTGGATTCCTGTTCGCACATTAGGAAATGTTGCAGATGATGGCTCTTCACAATGGCAAGTTGAAAACGCAGCAACTCCAGGAAGCGTTTTGTCTTTTATTGTTGAAAATCAAGGGTCTGGCTATTTAAAAACTTTGTCTGGAACTTTGTCAAACGTTGGTGCTGTTAATGGAAATTCGGTAGCAACTCTTGTTGCTGATGCTGGTCAAACTGCTTCCGTTGAAGCTGATTACTATGTTGGAGCACAGTTATATGTAACTGAAGGGGCTGATGCTGGAAATTCTTATGATATTATTGCATATGATACCACTAATGGTGCCAAAATTGTAAAAATTAACGGACTTTGGCAAGTAGACGCAACATCAAAATTTTCAATTTTGCCTAAAGTTGTCGTTTCATCAGATTCTACAACTTTAATTAAAGTTCTTCCTGTTGTTAATTCCGGAAAAATTATTGGAGTTAAAATTTTATCAGCAGGAAGAAATGCATCTTTTGTGTCTGCAACAATTGTAGAAAATTCTGCTCAAATCGGTGGTGGAGCACAAGCTAAAATTAGAGCTGTGCTTGGACCTGTTGATGGACTAGGAAAAGATCTTGAAAAAGATTTAGGTGCATATTTTGTAATGTTAAATGCAAAACTTGTTTATCAAGAAGGATCTGGCGATTTTACACAACAAAATGATTATCGTCAAATTGGAATTATTAGAAACGTAAAACGACCAGATGGACGTTTGGCTACAGATAATACGTTAAATGCGGCAAAACGCCTTACTGTTTCAAATATAACATCGGGGTCGTTTCTTCCCGATGAAGAATTTTTAACCAGCTCTGATGGTGGCAATACGTGGTCTTCTGCTGGAAGAGTTCTTGAGTTTAATGCAGATCTTACACAAAATAATGTTGGTTACATGTCAGTTTTTAAGACTTTAGGACCAAGCACAAGTTTATCTTCTGGAAACTCAATTCGAGGTGTGACTAGCGGAACTCAAGCAAAAATTACTGCAATTGTTGCAGAAGAGGTGAAAAAATTTGACGGAGAAATTTTGTATTTGGAAAATCGACGACCAATTTTGCGCTCTCCAGACCAAATAGAAGATATTAAAGCCATCGTAGAATTTTAGGCTAAATATTTTTAGAACTGTGTTTTTGAAAAAATTATGGCAAAGATTAATTTAAATCAATTCCCGTACTTTGACGACTACAACGAAAAGGATAAGTATTATCAAATCCTTTTTAAGCCAGGAAAGGCCGTTCAAGCCAGGGAATTAACACAGCTTCAAACAA